CGTCTGGGAGTGGGGATTTGGGTTGTGGGGGGAGAGAGGGGTAATGAGGTTTATGTTTTAGTGGAGGAGGATGGCGGCGATGGCGGTACAGGTGGCGCTGATGTTGCGGAAAAGGATAATGTAGGCCAATCGATAGATCCGGCTGAATTTGAACGCGTCAAAAGCGAATATACCGCATTATCTGAAACGCTGAAGAAACTCGAAGCGAATAACCAGGCTTTGGTTAAAGAAAAGATTGACGCGAAGAAAAAAGCAGAACAAGCCGCGATGGAAGCCGCTAAAAAGAGCGGGGATGTTGAGACCATTGAAAAGTCATGGGGCGAGAAGTATGCAGCGCTTGAGTCTGAAAAGACCGAGGCAATCAAGCAATACGAAACCATGATCCACAATTTGACAGTAGGCGCGGCAGCAAGCAGTATGGCGGCTGAAATTGCCGTACAGGGAAGTGCAAGTATATTGTTACCACACATCGAGCGGCGCTTGACTGTTGAAATCAGAGACGGCAAGGCAGTCACCAAAGTTCTGGATAAAGAAGGCCGACCAAGTGCCATGACGATTGAAGAACTCAAGAAAGAACTGATCACTGACAAAGCTTTTGCGCCGGTTATCGCTGGGACAAAAGCAAGCGGTACGGGGTATCGAGGCGGTGATTGGAGTAATGGTGATGGTAAGAAAACAATCACCAGGAACGAATTCAACAGTATGGATCAAGTTCAAAGAACAAAATTCTTTAAATCTGGCGGACAAATCGTGGATACTTCCGCTTAAATTGAACTTAGCTCATGTTTTGTTTGACAAAACCGGCAGTTATTATTAGAATCAATATCTAATATTAAAAGTGTCAAGCGCAGATGCTGCGTAAGATGCTTTGGGAGAAGCGCCCACAGGTGAATTAATTTCATTTGGGGCGCTTTTTTTATGTGCCTCATGGAAGAATCTTAGAGGACACATGAAATGGCAAATGTTTTAACCAATTTAGCAGCCGATATTTATAAAGCAGCCGATGTTGTTGGTCGCGAACAAGTCGGTATCATTACTTCAGTAACGCTCAACAGTTCCGATTCTGAGCGTGTAGCTAAGGGCGATATAGTTCGCTCTCATTTTACCCGCACGCCAACCGTAAACACCACTTTCGCGCCTTCTATGACGATCCCAGAGGGCACAGATCAGACTGTTGACACCAAAACGTTAATATTAAACCAGTATGCATCAGTACAAATTCCGTGGACTGGTGAGGATATTAGGCATGTTAACAACGGCTCTGGCTATGAAACCATTTATGGTGATCAAATCGCACAAGCAATGCGAGCGATTACAAATGCAATGGAAATACATACATGGGGTGAGATTTACAAAGGATCGTCACGGGCGCATGGCACAGCGGGAACGACTCCGTTCGCATCCAGCTTCAACGAAGTTGCTGAAATTCGTCAAATATTGATTGATAACGGGATGCCGGACGATGGACAAGCTACGCTCGTTTTGAATACTGCCGCTGGCACTAAGTTAAGAAACTTGGCGCAATTGCAAAAAGTTAATGAAGCGGGCGGAGACCAGATGCTGCGCCGTGGCACATTACTTGATTTGCAGAACCTCATGATAAAGGAATCTGCTGGTATTGGGCTGCATACCAAGGGCACAGGAACGAGCTACCTGCTCAATGATGCTGGGTCCGAAATAGGTGACACAACAATAACCACTGACACAGGAAGTGGCACTATTCTGGCCGGGGATATTGTTACGTTCGCCGGAACTACACACAAATATGTTGTCAATACAGGGCTATCAGGCGGCTCCTTCGTGATTGGAGATCCTGGGTTAAGAGCGGCTGAGACAGACAACGACGCGATAACCGTGGGCAATAGTTACACAGCTAACGTTGCGTTCCATCGAACTGCTGTTGAGCTGGTTATGCGTGCTCCAGCTATGCCTAATGGCGGTGATGCTGCTGTTGATGTGCTGGTTGTTCAAGATACATTTTCTGGGCTAGTCTTTGAGGTCGCAGTATACAGAGGCTATATGAAAACCATGATTGAAGTGCGCGCTGTTTATCAGGCCAAAGCATGGAAGCCGAATCACATTGCAACATTGCTTGGTTAATACGATGACTGATCTAGTGAAAATGGTCAGGGGCGGTAAATTCGCTGACGTGCACCCAAGCGAGGTAGAGAATTACAAGCTTGGTGATTGGCGTGTAGCAGAGCCAGAACCAAAACCAAAAACCGGCAAGCAGGACAAAAAGGAATCCGCTGAATAATGGCATTAATCATCGAGACAGGTGCGATTGTAACCAGCGCTGATTCATACGTGACTCGTGCTGACTACATTACATATGCTTCTGCTCGTGGCGTGACCATTGCGGATACAGATGCAACTGACATAAAGCTGAGGAAAGCGGCTGAGTTTATTGATTCGCACGAGCCGAATCTGAAAGGATCGAAAGTCCAAAAAGATCAGCCGTTATCTTTCCCGCGCACTGGATTCAATGCTGATGGCTTTTACTGGAACAGCAACGAGATACCGAGGCAGGTGATATTAGCGCAGATGGCTATAGCGCTGGATTTGGAAGCAGGGATTGATATTTACAATCCGCCAACCAATCCTAATCTTGCTAAACGATCCGTGTCGGTTGATGGCGCGGTATCGGTTGAGTATGCAATTGAGGCAGGTGGGCAACAGAAAGTTGGCAGGACATCAACGGCAACTGCGATTATGAATACATTGTTAAGGAACAATGGATTATCAATGGCAATGGTGCGCTCATGACTTTCTATACTGACGTATCGAGTATTGCTTATTCTGTCATCGCTGAATTCGGTCAGGATGTGACTGTTACGCGGTCAGTGAAAGAGGTCGACCCGGTTTATGGTTATCAATACGGCGATACGGTAGAGACAGGTACATTTAAAGCTGTTAATCCGCCGAAGACTGATATGTTTGACGATGATGCGCTAAAACAGGCTGCGACCATCTATAAATCAATTCGGTTTGCAATACTAGCAGCATACAACACAGCATTGGTTCCGCGCGTTAACGACAAGCTGACAATGGATGGAGTAGATTATGTTGTGTTCGGAGTAACTCCGGTTTCTCCGGCTGGAACGGATATTGTTTACAAATTGGCTGCGGGTCGATGAGTAATCAGACATTTAAACTCAATGTTGCAAAGTTTTCCAAAGCCACGAAAAGCACTATTGCAGAAGCATCGAGAGCAATAAAGATCAGCTTATTTAATGGTGTGATACGTGATACCAGGGTGGATACCGGGAGATTACGGGGTAATTGGCAAACGTCTACTGGCAAACCGATAACCGTGACGATAGAGCGTTTTGATAAATCAGGGAATACGGTTACTGCTGAAGTTTCAAGCGTGGTTAGTGCGTTTGGCGTGGACTACATAACGAACAATCTTGTTTATGCGCCGGTCTGGAATGAGCGCGACGGCATCATAGATAAGAATATTGCAAGATTGAGACGCAACATTAGAGAGGCCGTTGCAAGTGTCGGGTGATTTTTATGACATTGAAAAGGCTTTTCTAAACAGGTTTTATGACGGCGGATTCAGGCATGATTTGGATATTGCGTTTGATAACCTGCCTTATGTGCCGACAATCGGAACGCCATATGCTGAGGTATTTGTAATACACAATGATATTACGCCGTACAGCCTCAAGCACACGAACGAAACAGACGGAATATTCCGGGTCATTCTCAGATACCCGGTAAATGAGTCGACAAAAGCGATTAAAGAAAAAGCACAAGAGATTTTTGACTGGTTCAAGATTGGTTCGCGTTATACCTTCAACGGGCAAAAAGTGACCGTGACCAGACACATGATGGATAGAGGCATTCAGGAAGCAGGATGGTACAAAATGGTACTGACAATGTACTGGAAAGCTTTTTTAAGCAGGTAGCGGCATCGTCGAGAGACGCCCCGCAATTTTGTAACCTTAACGCCGTGAGGCGCAGGAGAGGTAAGCGATGGCAGCAGATGTTATTCAATCCGTCGGAACGCAGGTATATGTATCTGCGGCGGAACCGGCAACATACAACAGCGCCGGATTTGGCGCGTTATCTTGGACAGAGGTGGGTGAAGTCGAAAGCTTGGGCGAATACGGTGGATCGGCTCAAATTTCTCAGTTTATCCCATTGGCGACCGGGACTGTAAAAAAGCGCAAAGGTTCGCTTGATTACGGCACAGCTTCCATGGTGATCGGCAAGACCACTGACTCTGGTCTAGCGGCAATGAAATCGGGCTTTGACGGCGCCAATAAGGACGTGATTCACAGCTTTAAAATTGTGGAATCTGACGCGTCAATTGGCTATTTCACCGCTGTTGTCGCAAGTTATGTGTACAGCTTGGGCGATGCCAACACCATTACACGAATCAATTGTAATGTCGATCTGACAAACAAAGTAGTTGAAGCGTAAGGGGGTAACTCATGGCCGTTACATTATCGGGCAAGGTATCCCTTAATACCGCAATCAATCTTGCCAACTCTCTTGATGTTGGCAATGTCGTTTACCCGCTGAACTTCACGTCAAGCACAACCTTTGCCAATGGCACTGGAGATGATCAAGCAAATCAGGCATTCAGCGACACACGCACACTAGCAGCAAGCAGCACTGAAAACCTTGACCTTGCCGGAAGTTTGCTTGATGCATTTGGCAACACGCTGACATTTACCAAAGTTAAAGCGCTGATCGTGACGGCTTCTGCTGCTAACACGAACGACGTTTTGGTGGGTGGTGCTGCATCAAACGCAATGGCGACATTCTTCGGCGATGCAACTGATGTGGTCAGGGTAAAACCAGGCGGGACATTAATGCTGATGGCTCCGGAATTAGCAGGATACGCGGTTACGGCAAGTACCGGAGACATTCTGAAGGTTGCAAACAGTTCAAGCGGCACTTCAGTGACTTACACCATCATCATCATAGGGACAGTTTAATGGTTGATATTGCAGATTTAGCATTGCCAGACACAGCAGAGGTACATATCGAACATCCGCGGATCGGGAAACTGTACGCGGATGAAGATAAAACCGAGCCGGTGGTGATCGAGGTTTACAGTCCGTCATCGAATCAAGCCGTGGCATACCGCAGAAAGGTCACCAAAGAAGCTTATGCTATCGTTGCCAAGAAAGGCACAAAAGCAGCGCTCAAGAAAACGCCTGAGGAAATTGAAGAGGCTGACATAGAGCGCCTTGTGGCGATGACAGCCGGGATCAGGAATCTGGATTACAAAGGTCAGCCGGTCACTTTGGACAACATTCACAAAGTATATCGTGATGAAAAAATGAACTGGCTTACTGAGCAAGTTCGCGAAAGAATTGGCGGCTGGTCTGATTTTTTGGGTTAAGTGTTGAATTAGCTTGTTTGTATGCACGCCATCTTGGCTGGTTGTCCGCAGTTCCAGACACAAA